TTTTTATGACGGTCAGGTAAGAAGATATGTAACTCAAATGGTAAGATTAATGAGTAACTTTTCTGTTAAAGATGGTAAAGGTAATTTAACTCAGATTCCTGTAACATACGGAGATCTTACACGTCAAGTTGCAAACATCATACGTGATAACAGTGAAAATAAAATACCAAGTGCTCCACGTATTGCTGTGCATATTACAGGCATGGAAATAGATAGAGAACGCACAAGCGATGCAAGTTATATTAGTAAAGTTAACATCAGAGAACGTGCTTATGATGAAGAAGGTCAAGAGTATTTAAATTACGAAGGTAAAAATTATACTGTAGAACGCTTAATGCCTACACCTTACAAACTAACATTTAATGTAGATATTTGGTCAACTAATACTGATATGAAATTGCAAATATTAGAGCAAATATTAGTATTGTTTAATCCGAGTTTAGAATTACAAACTACTGACAACTATATTGATTGGACTAGTTTAACTGCTGTTATGCTAGATAGTGTTACATGGAGTTCAAGAAGTGTACCTGTAGGCGTTGATAGCGAAATAGATGTTTCAACATTAACATTTAGTACACCAATTTATATTAGTCCTCCTGTTAAAGTTAAAAGACTTGGAGTTATCACAAACATTATTACAAGTATATTTGATGAAGATACAGGAACAATAGACTTAGGATTAAGTATGCCAACATTAAATTCATATGATGATAGTGTTGTGCCAGGCGCTGTAGATACTAAAGGCGGTCGTCGAGTTGAAACTACTGCGGCTAAGCATGTAGTTGCTACTAACTATCAAGACTACGGTGTTTATATACAAGGTACCTTAGCACAAATTGAAAGTCGTGGCATAGTTGGTGCATCTAATTGGAGACAAATACTAGATTCCCATCCAGGACAATACCAAGACGGAATCAGTAGAATGTATTTTACAAAATTGAATGAAGTAAAGCATGAAATTACTGGTACAATTAGTATGAATCCTATAGATGAAACTCAGTTAATAATTGATTGGGATACTGATACATTCCCAAGTAATAGTATTATAGAAGGACCAGTTAGAAATAACAATCAATGGACAACTATTGATTATATAATTGACCCGCAAAAGACTGTTCCAACAAATGTAATGAAAGGTCTCGGTGGTAGGTTATTGTTATTAAATGACATCGGCGATGCTGGTAATGCAGAAGGTGCTGATGCATGGCGAGGCGACTTAGGTGATTTAGTTGCTAAACGTAATGATATAATTGAATGGAATGGTACTAGTTTTGTTGTTGTATTTGAAGCCGTAACTAAAAAAACAGTTACATATGTAACTAACTTGAATACTGGCATTCAATATCGCTGGGACGGCGAAGAATGGTTACTAAGTGTTGAAGGCTTATATCCAGGAGGGACCTGGAGGATAGCACTAAATGGATAATTATTTTTATGAACAAGATAATATGCAGTGGAACATTATTCTATAGTCTAGACACCCAGCGGTTTTTATTACTACATCGTGCCCAAGGAAAAACTAAAAATCTTTGGGGATTAGTTGGAGGTACCGGTGAAGGTAAAGAAACTCCGTGGGAAGTATTAAAACGCGAAATACAAGAAGAAGTTGGGTTTAGTCCAACTATAGAAAAAACAATTCCACTAGAAACTTTTATATCACACGATCACCAATTTCAATTTCATACCTATCTCTGTGCAGTCAAAGCAGAATTTATACCTATTTTAAATGAAGAGCACCACGGTTATGCTTGGGTCAAAAACGGAAGTTGGCCAAAGCCGTTACATCACGGTTTAAGAAATACACTTCAAAGCAAAATTAATCAAGGTAAACTAGAAACAGTTACTAAAGTACTGAATTTGCTTGACAAGTAAGCCAATAGAAAGTATAATAATACTATGAAAGTTTTAGTCTTTGGCGATATTATTATTGACAAGTACATTTACGGTACTAGTACACGAATTAGTCCGGAAGCACCTGTGCCGGTAGTAACATACACAGATGAAAAAACTACAATGGGCGGAGCGGCACTTGTTTTTGAAAACCTAACAAGTCTAGGTGTAGATGCAGAATTGTATGACACACTAGAAGACCATAGTGTTAAAACTAGAATTATTTGTGACGGGCATTACATTACACGCATAGACGAAGATAAAAATGCAGATTCTAATGCTGTACTACAAAGAATAAAAGAATCAGACTTTTCAGTATATGATATTGTTGTGCTTAGTGATTACAATAAAGGCACATTAGACAATGCTAGACAAATTATAAAGCATATTAATAAATTTAATTGTAAAGTAATTGTTGATCCAAAACGCTATGCACACGACTACGAAAATGCCTGGTTAGTTAAACCTAACCATAGTGAATATACTAAGTTTGAATTTGACGAATGGCAAGGCAACATTATTACTACTGATGCAGGACATAGTGTACGTGCTACGATAGACGATGTTGAGTATACTATGCCTGTTGAATCAGTTGAAGTATCAGATGTTACTGGTGCTGGTGATTGTTTTTTAGCAAGTTTTGTATATGCACTTACTAAAGGATACACACATAAAAAGTGTTTAGAACTTGCAGTCAGAGGATCAACAGAAAGTGTAAAACATGCTGGTACGTATATACTTAAACAAGAAGATGTAGAAGATACAGTTGTGTTTACTAACGGAGTATTCGATATACTACACACTGGACATTTAGAACTGTTACGTCAAGCAAAAGAACTAGGTAACAAACTTGTTGTAGGTATTAATTCTGACGCAAGTGTAAAAAGACTCAAGGGCAATGACAGACCAATAAACAACACCGATCAAAGAGTAAAACAAATATCTATGTTACCGTGGGTAGACGAAGTCCACGTTTTTGATCAAGATACTCCTTACGAGTTAATTAAGTATATACAACCTAATAAGATTGTTAAGGGTGGAGATTATACTGTTGAAACTGTTGTAGGACATGATTTAGCAGAAGTACATCTTATTCCGACAGTAGAAGGTTATTCAACAACAAATATTATAGAGAATAGTAAATGAATCAAAGTTTAAAAATTTTAATTACAGGTGCTGATGGGTTCATTGGTAAAAATCTAAAAGAACATTTAATGGATCAGGGTCACGGTATTGCCGAATATACATATATTAAAAACGTAGTACCTGATTGTAGTCAATTTGACAAAGTAATACATATGGGTGCTATATCAAGTACAACTGAAAGAGATGTTGAAAAAGTATTACAACATAACTTAGACTTTAGTCATCGATTAATGCAAGTATGTGATATGCAAGGTGTCGACTTAATCTATGCATCAAGTGCTAGTGTATACGGTGACGGACAGATGTTTAATGAAGATGCTCCTAAGCAACCTCAAAGTCCATATGCTTGGTCAAAATATTTATTTGATCGTAGTGTTGAAATGGTATCTTGGGATGAATATAAATGCAATATTAAAGGATTACGATTTTTTAATGTATACGGAGAACACGAAGATCACAAAGGTGATCAAATGAGTGTGTTTCATAAGTTTACTAATCAAGCAAAAGAAACAGGCAAAGTTCATCCGTTTGAAGGAAGTGACGAATATTTACGTGACTTTATTTACGTGGGTGATGTATGTAAAATTATTGAGAAGATGATGTATGTTGATGAGATGGGTATCTATAACGTAGGAATGGGTAAAACAACTAGTTTTGGATCTATTGCTAATACTATTGCAGACAAATACAATGCAACTGTAGAACCTATCCCAATGCCCGGCGTAATGCAAGGACAGTATCAAAAATATACTTGCAGTGATAATACAAAACTTTTAAAGGCAATAGGTGACTTTAAATTTACAACTCCTGAAGAATGGATACAAAATGCTACAACATAAAATAATTGGAGATTAAAGAATGGAACGATTAGAAGGTAAAGTAGATAAAGGTTGGGGCTTTGAATTAATCTGGGCCACTAATGATCTCTACTGCGGCAAAATGATGGTGTTTACTAAAAAAGGTAATAAATTTAGTATGCATTTCCACAAAGAAAAAGATGAAACATGGTTTGTAAATGAAGGTAGTTTCGTTGTAAGATGGATTGATACTAAGACTGCAACATTGTTTAGTCAAACACTCACACAAGGAATGACTTGGCGTAACAAACCTATGTTACCACACCAATTAGAAGCACTAGAAGATAACAGTAGTATTACTGAAGTAAGTACTGCTGATAGTGTTGAAGATAATTATAGACTCATTCCAGGTGATAGTCAAGCAGGACTACTGGACGAATTGAAAGGAAAAGTGACCGATGAGTAATCCAAAAATTGTATGGAGTAACGATGTTAACATTGACTTTTATAAGCCAGGCTACATTGCACCTAAGTGTGTAGTAGGGTTAGATAGAGACGGTGTTATAAATGTAGACACAGGAGATTATGTTTACAAAGTCGAAGACTGGGAATTTGAAGATGGCAGTTTAGAAGCAATAGTAAAACTACGTAGACTTGGACATAAAATTGTTATTATTACTAATCAAGGTGGTATCGAAAAAGGCATCTATACTGAGGAAGATGTTGAAAAAGTACATACACATATGTTTGAACAACTAGGTGAAGCAGGTTGTCCAAGTATCGACGGGTTGTATTATAGTGCAAGCAGTCATAAAACTGATATGTATGCAAAACCAAATGCAGGTATGTTCAAACGTTGTGAAAAAGAAGTTACACATGTAAAATTTAACAAAGGTTACTATGCAGGTGATCGGTTACGTGATTTAAAAGCGGCTATGAAAGTTGGAGCCATTCCAGTAATTATACGCACAGGGCATGGCAAAGAAACTGAAGAATTAGTAATGAATCGATTTGCTTATCGCGATATTAAAAAGAAATGTTTAGTCTTTGATAACTTAGCCGCTTTTGTAGACTACTTAGAAACTGCACATTAATGATAATTGTAGAAGATAATCTTGTTCCTAAAGGGTTGCAAGATTATTATCATACATTAGTATTTGGTAAGACTATGGTTAATGCAATGTTGCCATTAGTATGCAAATACGAACCTACTGCTTCTGAAAACGGTTCAATGCCTGTTAGTTTTGAACATGTTCTTAAGAGCAGTACTAAACTAACTGACCATTATGGAAACTTTAGTAAAGTACCACAGATTGTTTGTTCGGCACTTAATATTAATTTAATAGATATTATTGCCGCAAGACTTTTTATAACAGTTCCGCATAAAACAAACTTAGATCATTATCAACCACACACTGATCGTCCTGAAGAGCATTTAGGGTTAATCTATTATGTAAATGATAGTGACGGCGATACCATATTTTTTGAAGGTGATAAAGAACTACAACGAGTTACACCTAAGAAAGGTCGAATTGTTTTATTTGATGGTAGCACATTACACGCTGGAGGGTTCCCAACTGACAACCCTCGCTGTATTGTAAACTATAACCTTTACGCTTGAGCCTCTGACCAACGTAGAATAATGTTGGCATTAACATCTGTACCTGTTGTCTTAAACACGTTAATCGCTAATACATCTGGACCATTTGGGAATGTACCTCTACCACCTAGTGTAGTATTTGTAAGTTCTTTCAATTGACTTAGATCTAAATCAGCACGTTCACCTGGCTGTGCAATAAATGATAATACTGTTTCGCCTGGTTGTCCATATGGAGGTGAACTAAATTCAAGTGTAATAGTACCACTACCGGCAGTTAAGTTTCCACTTGCCGCATTGTTAAATTCAACTTCGTAATACTCTGTACCAGCAAAGTCAAGTAATGTAATTTTGTTAATAACTGTGTTAGCAGGCCAACTAGGTGCCGAACTTGATGACGCTACTGCTGTACCGTCTCTACCACCACTTGCTTCCCAACTTGCTTTTTGGATATATGCAAAGTTAGCATCACTTAAAGTACCATGTGATGTAATAGTAACTGCATCAACTGTGTTAGCATTAATATTACCACTTAATGTTTGTGATAAGAACAAGTAACCATAGTTAGAACTAGCAGACATAAATCCGCCATCGATTCTAGTATTTGATCTAATATTCGTACCACTCACTTCTTTACCTAACACTGGATTTAAACTATCAGTACCAAATGTTGCTCTATAATCAGTTGAACTTACATACAAATATCTACTACCGTTTCTTGATCTATATTGTCCTGAATTAAGTACAGCATTAATTCCTGCTTGGGCAGTAAGATTTGACGTAGTAGTTGATGCACCAGTTGACCATGTAATACCACCACCTGACGCAATCTGTGCGAAACTTGGTTGTCCACCTTGTGCAAGTCCACTTAGTCCTGTCCAACTAATTAACGCTGGGTTATTAGGATAGTTTTGTGGATTTAAAATTCCTTCAATAACAATAGCACCTGTTGAATTAGTTTCTGATGTAACTTCTAGTGAACTTAGTAGTAACTGCGCTCTGTTTAGTAGTTCTCTATCTCCTAAGTCACCAATAATAGCATTTGAAACACTTGGTGCTAGTCTAATCATAAATGCTGTTTGTCTTACATTAGTAACTGTTAGTGCTTGTTCTGTGTATGAGAAAATATAACCACGGTCTTCGTCAAATCCGCCGTCTGTAATAAACGCTGAACCCCAGTGTGATATGAGTGGTGTACATGTATTACTAATTAAAATAACACCAGTACGTGCATCATGTGCCGAACTATCGCCTGCTGTATATGTTCTTGCCGCACCTGCTTGGAAGTTTGTAAGTGTTGCTTGTCTTGTACAGCCTGTAAGACTATTAGTTGCTGAGTCTGTTCCTGTATAACTAATTAATTCATTATCAATATATACAGTACCAGCACTTGGGAAGAATTCAACAGTTTCTATTTGAATAGTTGTTTGTGACGAATCACAAAGAGTTGCTAATTTACTATTTTGACCTTCGTTTGTAATTTCATAACGCACCGGTAAGTTTCCTGAACGCATATATGCTTCTGTATTAATGTTTGAGTTACGCATTCTGTGTCCGTATACAAAGTCACCATTTGCGCCACGTACCATAAAGTCAATAAAACCAGCACCGTACCATGAATATTCAATACCAATCATCTGCATCTTAGAAGGTTCAAAGTTATATCCACTAGGACCAGTTCCGTCCATTCTATCTACGTTCCAGTCTTGCTGTCTAACTTTTTTATCAGAAACTAAACATACCTTAGTACCTACTGCGGCGTTTACTCCTCGATAGTCTGGCGTTACGGTCATTGATGTTTGTGTTGCAACATGACTAATAACATGCGTCATTCCTCTAATAACAATTCTATCGCCTGCTTTAAGTTGATCTCTAAATCTTGTATTTTCACCTGTAACTGTGTTATTATCAGGTAAAATTCCTGCTGTACCTGAAATTTGCTTAGTTGAAGTACGCTGACAACATTGTAAATTAACACCGTCATATTCCCAGTAAATACCGTTTTGGTCGTCAAACACTCCTGAACGTACAGTTGCTCCGTGCCACTTGTCTGTTGACATTTGTGCGCCAAAACTTAATATTGCTGATGTAGCCCCTAATCTATTATTTGATATAACTTCATATGTACGCTCATCTATTACATCATTCACAAGATACGTACCGTTATAACCTACAGTTTCAATACCAATTAATCTAATTTGAGCACCAATTTGTAATCCATGATCATTATCATCAAGTGTTACTGTAATAGTTGAACCAATTTCAATACCAGTTGACGTACACGAACGTAGATCGTAACTTGGAGCAAACAATGCACCAGTTGTATACATAATACCCTTACCTGATTGGTAACGAATATACTTTTTACTTTGTCTAATTGCTTGAGCACCGTGTTGCGGTCCGCCTGTACCTAATTGTACACCACCGTCAAATGGTCTGTGTACAAAGAAACTATCTGGTCTTGGATACACTGTACC